GCCTGAGTCTCACACGGGCCAACTTCAGTCTCCCCGAGAAGCAGATTGTCCTGTGGGTGACCAAGAACAAGCAGCCCCGTGGTGTCCCCATGACGCCCCGAGTGTTGGACGTATTGACAGCCCGAGCTCACCTCTCGAAGCCCTTTGGGATGCTCTCAGAGACCTCCGCAACGAGGGCCTGGAGGTGGGTCAGGGAGGAGATGGGGTTCGCTGATGACCCCGAGTTCGTGATGCACACGCTGCGTCATACGGTAGGCTCACGGCTCGCTGATGCCAACGTATCGGCTCCCCTGATTCAGCAGATGTTAGGCCACAAGTCACTCAAGACCACCCAGAAGTACATCCATGTGAGTGCCTCGGGGCTGCGTCAGGTTGCTGATATTCTGGCCGCTACTGGGGCTCCAGCGTGTGACCAAAACTGTGACCAAAGTGTGCCCGAAAGTGACCAAAAGGGCACTCCTGGTGTCTCTAGCGAAGCAGCCTAAGTCTCTGAATTTAAACAATAAGTGTCTGTCTGGTGACCTGTCCGAGCAGGATGGGTCGTCCTCGGGCAACGGCCATAGGAGCATGTCATGACCGACTTGAACCCGTTGTAAATCAGGCAGTTACACGATAGTTTCCCCATCTGGCACATCCACTTACGCATACGCGTGACCAAGTTTGTGACCAAAGCTCTTTCCAAAAGTCTCCCTCCTGTTGTTCCCTCTGATTCCCATACGGCCTTAACCCTCACTCTCGCAGGACGAACGCTGACATCCTGTTGGCAGTTATCCTAGTACTGGTACTGCTAGGCTAAGTTCCGTATTGTGGGAAGACCACAGAATCAATGACCTATAGATTTCCTTCATCTATTTGCAATATGGATAGATTCACCCTATAGATAATCGATTGATGTCTCAGGTGTGACCATAAGGTGCAGACACACATACACAACCATGAAAAATTACATCGAAGAACGAGTTGAGATTGACCCAGAGAATGGGTGCTGGAATTGGACCAAGAGTAAGAATCAGAAGGGCTATGGGCGCGTAAAGGTGCAAGGAAAATCCGAAGGGGCACATCGGCTCTCCTATAGGGTCTTCAACGGGACAATCCCTGAGGGAGGGCATGTGCTGCATAAGTGCGACAACCCCGGCTGTGTCAATCCGGAGCATCTCTTCATCGGGACCAATGCGGATAACGTAGCCGACAAGATTGCGAAGGGCCGTCAACGGCACCCGAAAGGCTCAGCACATCCACGCGCACGCTTGAACGAGGAGAAGGTTCTGGCTATCCGGATGGACGCACGCGCCCGGGATGTCATCGCTACTGAATATGGGGTCACAGTCCGTACCGTTGAGGCAGTTCAGTGGCGCGAGAATTGGACACATATTTGAGTAAAAGTGTTCCACTCGCGCATCACTTGCGGTATAGTCTTACCGTAGTAGGAAAGTAACTTTCAATGCTTCCCGCGTTCGACGCAGGAGGCGTTTTTATTGGCTGCCGACATCCACTAGGGAATACCATCATGACCGCAAACACTTCCACCCTCGACCTGAACGCTCTCCAGATTGAACTTGAAGAAGAGAGCATCGGGCTCGGAATGAAGCGATATAACGAAGCGCTGAAGCAGGGGGAAGATACGATGCCGCCTGGGCTTCAGATGATTAAGGCTGCGGTAGAGCCGACTGCGCTTGTCATTGACAAATTCATCGAGGAAGGGCTGTCTGGGAAGGCAAACCGTTCGGTAGGCGTGGTGCGATTCTTGGATCAATTCCCCGACCGCAAGTTGGTGGCATTTGTTACCGCCAAGGTTGTCATGAATCACATCTCCAGCATGTCTATGGTCGGTGCTGTTGCTGGTGACATTGCCAATCGACTCGAAGACTGCCTCAACTTCGATGACCTCAAGAAGGCTGAGCCTGCTCTGTACCGCCAGCTCCTCAAGAAGATTGAGAACTCACGGGACGAACGCCACCGTCACATCGTCCTGCGCGTTCAGCAGAAGTACGCGAAGATCACGCCGATTAAGTGGGGCAAGTCAGAGAAGGTGCGCTTGGGCATGGCCCTCATCTCGATGTTTCAGGAAGCTACGGGCCTTGTGGAGGTCCAGACCTTCGTCCGTGGCGCCAATGACACCCCGCACATCGTGGTTCCCACTGAAGAAACCGCCAAGTGGCTCGCCAACGGCCACGCTCGGTGTGCCCTTATGTCTCCTATGGCTATGCCTATGGTGGTCAAGCCGCGCCCCTGGACCAGCCCGTTCGGTGGTGGCTACCTGACCAAGCCGATGCGCTTCCCGCTCATCAAGACTGGCAACCGAAACTACCTGGAGGACCTGAAGCAGGTCTCCATGCCGATGGTCTACAAGGCCGTCAATGCCCTCCAAGACACCCCGTGGGCCATCAACACGGCCATCCTGCATGTGATGAAGGAAGTCTGGGACAACGGTGGCCGCCTCGGTAAGCTGCCCCACCGGGACCCGATGCCCCTCCCTACGAAGACCTTTGACCTCGATACGCCTGACCCGGAGGAGCTCAAGGCGTGGAAGAAGCAGGCAGCACAGGTGTATGAGGGCAACATCCGCGCAGCATCCAAGCGGGCCTCGATGTCCAGCAAGCTGTGGATGGCCGAGAAGTTCGAAAACATCGAAGCCTTCTACTACGTTCACAATCTGGACTGGCGTGGCCGTGCGTACCCGGTGGCTACCTTCCTGAACCCGCAGGGTGCCGATAGCGACAAGGCGCTCCTGCAGTTCTCGGAAGGGAAAGCACTGGGGGACAATGGTGCTCGCTGGTTGGCCATCCACGGTGCCAACACCTTCGGCATCGACAAGGTCACCTTCGATGAGCGGGTGCAGTGGGTCATCGACCATCAGGACCAAATCCTGGAGGCCGCCATCAACCCGCTGGATGGTTCCCGCTGGTGGGCCGATGCTGACAGCCCGTACATGTTCCTGGCCTTCTGCTACGAGTGGCTGGCCCTGACGATGCACACGGACCTCGGTAAGGATCAAGAGGACTTCGTAAGCCACCTCCCGTGCTCGTGGGATGGCGCCTGCAATGGCCTGCAGAACTTCTCGGCCCTCCTTCGGGATGAAGTGGGGGGCGCTGCGGTTGGCTTGGTCCCCAGCGATAAGCCGAGTGACATCTACAGTGAAGTGGCGAAGGCCGCCAACATGCTGATGCAGGCTGACGCTGACGAAGGCATCGAGATGGGCCAGAAGTGGGCCGGTAAGATGACCCGCAAGCTCTCCAAGCCCAACACCATGACCACGCCTTACGGTGCCACCAAGCGTGGGATGTGTCAGCAGATTGAGGGTGTCTTCCAGAAGATGAAGGCTGACGGTGCTGAAGTTGCCGCTGACCTGAAGGATTGTCAGTACCTCGCCAACACGAACTATCAGGCCATCGGTAAGGTGGTGGTGGCCGCTCACTTGGCTATGGACTGGCTGAAGGAAGCCGCTCGCGTGGCAGCGTCCAACGGCCTCCCGGTCCACTGGAATACCCCGAGTGGTCTGCTGGTGCTCCAGAGCTACCGCGAACAGGTGGGCAAGCGCCTGGACATGGTGGTTGCTGGTGTCCGTGTGCAGCTCATGCTGAAGAGCGACGGTGATAAGCTGGATGGCCGTAAGCAATCTGCAGGCATCTCCCCGAACTTCATCCACTCCCTCGATGCGGCCCACATGATGCGCACGGTGGCCTACTGTATTGATGCAGGCATCTCGGACTTCGCAATGATTCACGATAGCTATGGCAGCCATGCGGGTTCCGCTGAGGCTCTCCGCGATTGTCTCCGTCAGGCGTTCGTGGACCAGTACAGCGGAGATGTGCTGGCAGACTTCAAGGCTCAGTTGGTCGCCCAGTTGCCTGAAGCGCTGGCCGCTGAGATTCCCGAACTGCCCCCGATGGGCAACCTGGATTTGAATTTGGTCCTCCAATCGGAGTATTTCTTTGCCTGAGGCGTTCCACTTGCGTATGTGTTTCTGATGCGCAATGGCTAAACCCTCACTCTCGCAGAACCAAACGGCCCTCATCTTCGGATGGGGGTTTTTCATTTTCAGAGGAACACCTATGAGAGACACCATCCTGTCCCTCTGTGACCTCACGGGGCACATGACGGACCCGTGGGTGGCAGCGGGCTATCACGCAGTATTGGTTGACCCGCAGCACCCCCGAGGAGTCTCCACGGTGGGCCAAGTGACCCGCATCGGGGCTGTGATTGCTGACGCACTGACCCTCTCCTATATCAGAGAGCTCGTAAGGCAAGACCGCCTGGCCTTCGTGGCTGGCTTCCCTCCCTGCACTGATGTGGCCGTATCTGGTGCCCGCTGGTGGGAAGAGAAGCGCAAGAAGGACCCGTACTTCCAAGCCAAGGCAGCCATCGTGGCCGAGCAGTGCCGAATGATTGGCGAACTCTCGGGGGCGCCATGGTTCTTCGAGAACCCCGTAAGCGGCTTCTCGGGAATCTTCGGGAAACCACAGCACTCATTCCACCCTTGGGAGTTCAACGCGCTGTGCCCGGGGGACAACTACACGAAGAACACCTGCCTCTGGTCGGGTAATGGCTTCGTCATGCCAGAGCGCCAGTGGGCTACACCGCTGGGGCTTCCTGACAACCGCATCCACATGGCGCCCCCCGGAGAGGACCGCATGAACTTCCGCAGCGCTACCCCTATGGGCTTCGCTCGGGCTGTCTTCGCAGCGAACCGCGTCTAAACCCTCACTCTCGCAGAACCAAACCGCTGTCCCAAATTTCCCCCAAGGACCACCTCATGAAATCCAAAGCTGTAGCAGTAGTCCGCACCTTGTCCACCGTAGGCGGCAAGCGTGAAGGCGCGAAGCACACCCGCAAGTTGAACCGCTTTGCTCGTAAGCATGGCTTCGTGACATTCGCGGCTATGAAGGCTGACTTCGAGCTGCGCACACAAGGACTCATCAACTGATGGACAAGGACAAGCTCAACTCAATCATCTCCTTCCACGCCGTGGAGTCCGCATACGCAGCCGTATCGGCCATCCAAAGCTACCCGCGACACAAGCAGGTGGCTGGCGTAGCGGTGCTCTTCACGGTCATCTGCGAGGAGCTCAAGTTGGACCCAAGCGAACTCATCAGCAAGGCCACGAGGGTGGCTAAGGATGCCGATGGGTTCTTTACGCGGGAGACCAAGGCCCTCCGCGATTACGTTAAAGGTGAACTGAAGTGAACGAACCGCTCATTACCGGCATCTTGCAAGAACTGCAGCGCGTGGACGGCCAAATCGATGCTCTCTATGAGTACCGCTCGGTCCTCGCACTGGAACTCGAAGCCGCTGAACAAGAACCCCAAGGAGACCAAGCATGAACGAACTGAAAATCACTGCAATCAAGCAGTCGATTGCCGCGCATGAGCAGTACATCTGCAACCACGAGCAGTCCATCGAACAGCTTAAGGCTGAACTGAAAGAGGCACAGAAGCCGCAGTTCCAGCCCCGCGTGTTCCACATCAAGGTCAACACCCGCGAAGAGTTGATGGCTCTGGGTGCTGTAGCTAACCGTCCGTTTCAGGTTGCAGAAGCTGCGATGGGTTCGCATGGCCGCATCGCTAGCCTCACGACCTTCGAGCTAACCCAGAGAGCTGTGAACACCCTACTGGACCCCATCTTTGATGCGGCCTACAAAGAGGCATACCAGGAATGACCTACCACGACTACCTCATCTGCCAAGCAGAAGCCCACTGGGCAGCAGCCCGCGCACTCCCCCAACCGCTGCTCCACACGATGCTCAATGAGGGCATCAACGTGGACCAAGAGCACCGTATGTTCAACCTCACCAACCAAGGCATCTAAATGGCAACCGATAAGAAACCCAAGCTCCTCAAGGGCACCACCCCGCGTGGCTCGTTCGTCTACCCCGCACTGACCAAGCCGGACTATGGCAATGAGCAGTTCCCGCAACCGGATGGTGTGTATAAGGTCAACCTCCGCATGACTGAGGAAGACGCTGAGCCGCTCATCGCCAAGCTCACGCCAGTGTGGGAACAGGCCGAGAAAGACGGTCAAGAAGCATTTGACGCGCTCCCGGTAGCGAATCGCAAGAAGCTCAAGAACGGCTTCCAGATGAACGATATGTTCGAGCGCGAATACGATAAGGAAACTGAGGATGAAACGGGCTTCGTCATCTTCAAATTCAAAATGAAAGCATCGGGCAAGAACAAGAAGGGCGAAAAGTGGACCCGTAAGCCGGGCCTCTTTAACGCGAAAGGCGTGGCCCTCAAGAACCCCCCGAACATCTGGGGCGGAACCGAAGGAAAAATCTCGTATGAAATTTCTCCGTACTTTATCGCTGGTCAAGGCCAGGCAGGCCTGAGCCTCCGCCTCCAAGCGGTGCAAATCCTGGACTTGGTGTCTGAAGGCTCGAAGTCTGCATCTGGCTACGGCTTCCAGGCTGAGGATGGCTACGATGAGGCAGATGAATTCCCGGCTGCGGATGCAGAGGAAGTTGCCGCAGGCGCTGCTGCTGCTGAAGAAGATGGGGACGTGGAATTCTGATGTGTCAGCGGCACGATGACCCCCAAGGCTACATCGAGGAGCGGAGCGAAGCTGTTCCGCTTGCTGGATGCTGGCTTTGGACCCAGATGCTGGACCCCGCAGGATATGGCAGGTATGTCAATGGTGGCTTAGCCCATCGCCTCTCCTATGAGGCGTTCGTTGGTCCGGTGCCCGAGGGGATGAGTGTATGCCATACCTGTGATGTGCGCAGTTGCGTGAACCCCTCCCACCTTTTCGTAGCCACACACGCTGAAAACATGGCGGATATGGTCAGCAAGGGCAGGGGCAACACTGTGCGCGGTGTCGAGAACTACATGGCGAAGCTGACCGATGCACAGGTGTTGGCAATCCGAGAAGATGGGCGCAGCGGGCGGGAACTTGGGGAGCTCTACGGGGTTCACCAGACCACCATCGCCTCCATCAAGCGCGGCAAAATCTGGGCTCACCTCCATGCCGCGTAACGCCTACGCAATACGCCACCTCGAAGCAGCCTATCGAAGTGGACTTGAGGAAGCGGTAGCGGACCAGTTGAAGCAAGCGGGAATCGAAGCGGCCTATGAGGAGGAGAAGATTCACTACGTCACTCCAGCGACTCCCCATAAGTACACTCCCGATTTCCGGCTTCCCAACGGTATCTACATCGAGACCAAGGGAAAATTTGAGACCGCAGACCGCAAGAA